TTTTCAATAGCAAAAGATGGATTTATTCCAAGGGACAGAAGTACGCTGAGTAATAAAATCTTTTTTATCATATTATAAGTATATCCAATTGAATGCGTTTTGTCAATAAAAAAGGCCACACATTTCTGCATGGCCAATTTTATATTATTGATTACTTCTTTTTCTTTGCTGCAGCCTTCTTTACAGGTGCCTTAGCAGCCTTTAGAGCGGTATCTACGGCATCAACTGTTGGCAAGATGCCAAAAGCCTTATCTCCTGGATTAATTGCTCTCAATGCAACGGGTGCTATAGCAGCAACTAATGCAGCCCAAAGATCTTTTGGATCTGTTACTCCAGACATGTATAGTGCAAGTCCAGCACCAAGTACTGAACGACCATAGGATGCTCCCATAGCCTTTAATTGTTTAGTGTCAATGTTTGACATGTTTCTCCTTTTCGACAATTGTCTTTCACCCCTTTCAGGGTATATTAATTATAGCACCTTGAACTGGGTTGTGCAAGGCATGAATAATAGGCTTAATAGATAAATGGCTTTGGGTTTTTAAGTTGTTTTTTTAATTTTCTAATTTGATTTTTTACTATAATTAATTTTATCAACCTTTTAATCATTATTTTTGTAAACCCTCCCATAAAGAATAAAAACTATCTGCCCAAAAATTATGAATAATTATGCCATTATGTCCATCTCTTTTTCTTAGATCATATTTAGTTTTTTCATTAGTTTCGTACCATTTATTTATATATGTTCCACAATTATTCTTGATATCCATATTTAAAAAATTTTCAAACATATTTAAATTATCAAGATTATCAGAGTCTAGTTCGTCCCATGTTGAAAAAATTAACTTAACATTATTGTCTTTGCATATTTTATTAAATAATTTCCACCCTAAAAGAAATTTTAAAAAGTCTTCATTATATTCTTTTTCATCTGATATAAATTTTTTGGTTTCTTTATTTTTTTCTCTACTAAGATAGTATCCCTTTGGGTACAACTGTTCATGTTTCCAGAATGAACCTCCATCATCCCCTCTATAAAATTTATGCATTCTTTGATGATTTGGTAATAAAATAAAATATACATTTGGATAGCCATATGTCTCAAAATAAATTAAAGCATTGGTAATAATTTTTGACCAGCCCCAACCAGATCTTGAAAGATTAAAAAATCCAGAACACTTCATATCTTTTGAAATTTTATTATATAGAATGTTAGTCCAAGCGTTTTCTATATTATCGCCAACACCCTCGCTTTCTGAGCATCCGCTAAACAGGATATGGAGTCCATCATGATTAGTTGTGAAATTGTCTGATCTAAAAAACATATCATTATTCTTGTACTCTACACTTTTATCTGTATCTTTTATTTCTTTTTCAGATGAGGCTCTATATAATATTTTATTTTCTTTTACGCCTAAGAATTGAGATAAATCAAATTTATTTTTAGTCAAATCAGTAAAAGATGACTCCTCGTTAATTAAATCAAACAATATATTTACCCCTTTCTCTTAATATAAATATCATAAAACCCTAAAGAGTGTAGTGCGAGCCCATCAACATGCCAATTTTTATTATTCCACAAAAACTCGTTTACAACATTGAATGTAGAATATGGAACATCTCCAATAATGCCATCATAGATTGTGTAGTCGTTTAGCCCTATAATAGAGCCAACTTTTGTTTTTTCTGCTGCAGTATGCAAAAGTGGTCTAATTGATAACCTATCATTTAGTGTGTCTAGGTATATATAATCATATATTTCTGTTAACTTTGGAAGAATTAGCCTTACATCTCCTTGGAACAATTTAACACTTTTATATTGTTTAAATTTATTTTCAATAAAAGGTACTTGATCTTTCTCTGTATATAATAATTCATGTTTTGTTGGTTCGCATAAGCATTCTCCAAATTCTCTCCAAGACCAACATTTTAAGTCCCCTCGAAAATAGTCAAACAAATGTATGAGTTCTGGTTCGGTTTGTTGAGCAACTAATTCAGAGTAATATCCCCAAGCAACTCCAGCCTCCATAAACTTTATTCCTTTAGGCAGTGTCTTTATATACTCTTCTCTATTGGTATAAATTTTTGCACCATTTAGTTGTTCTTGATCAATAAGATAGGCACATTCAATTTCATCGTCTTTAACCCTAGTTGCATGCCCCCCAATAATTGGCGGTACTGGCCTTCTTGCCATCTTATAACTCTCCTCCGTCAACTTTAGTAGGTGCTGTTGCCAAAGATCCGCAATCAGCACACTTCATATCTAAAAAATATAAGGCAATTGCACCATCTTCAAACATTGCCTTAATATTCCAAACCTTAGATCCACATACGCATACATGTGTAGGTGTGCCCCGTAAATCCATCATTGTTATTTTACTGCCTTTCGTGTTAACAAGACTACAGCGCCATTGTCTTCAAGTGCCTTCTTGACTTTAACCATGTACTGAACTGCTTCTATTTTATCGTCATGACCTAGCCTAATAAAAGCCTTCTCATCTGCACGAATAACTAAAAAATGTTCGTTATCTACTAAGTCAACACTAAAATCTTTTGGTGCCCTAATAGACCTAAAGGCTTTACGCATTGCATCTGTATACATTATTTTGTTTCCAAAGTTAATGCTTGCCAGTGACTAGACCATGATTCTTTATTCTTATGGCTATTAAACTCTTTCGAAGGCTCTCCCTCTTCTAAGTAAATACCGCCCCACAAACCATATTCTTTTCCAGATACTCCAACAGCAAAACATGTTTTTATCACGGGACAGTTTAAACAAAACTGATCCATATTACTTCTAAATTCTATGCTTCCCTCTTCGTACTGTTCAAAAAACAAAGACGTTTCGTAGTTTATGCAAAGACCGTCGTCTTTCCATTTATTTCTTTTAGTTGCCAAAATCTTTACCTTTTACGTCAATTCCAACTGGATCAATTTTATCAAAATCGGGCAACCCTTCCCATAGTTGCACTGATTCACGGTAAGAATACATTTTTTTTGCACTTGTTTTTTCTTTTATATCAAAAGAATACCAAGATGGCATTGTATATCTAACTCCAGAATCAACTCTGCTTACAATATGCTTATAATTGTTATTTCCAGGGAAAAGAATAAAAGATCCAGGAGTTGGCTTAAATGTTAAATCATATTCTGGAAAAATAATTTCTCCTCCAGTATAATCGTCATTAGGATACATTAAAACAGATATATTGTATTTATAAAAATCTGCAGTCCAGGCTGGAGTGCCGTCTGGTTTTTCACAATCAGCATGCTCTTTAGAGTTCATTCCAGGAATCCACTTGATAAAGTGTGGAGGGTTAAATGGTACTCTTTTTACTGGTACCCCATACCCGTCAATAATCTTTTCTTTAATTACCTGAAATGTTTTATGCTCATACTTATTAAGTAGATTTGCCACATCTGGATCTGTTTCTCTAATAACTTTGTCTCTAAGATCTTTTCCACCCATAAATTCATCATCATCTTTATATTTATTTAAAAATATATTCATTAATTTTAAATCTTCAGAATCTATAAAATTTTCAATAATTACTATGTTTTTTTTATCTTTTCCAATAATATCAAAAAAGTTTTTGTATGGCGTATAATCAACATTATTTTCCATTTTTATCTCCGTATTCGTTAGGAAGGTGCCAGCCTTTATTCGTGAGTTTATAAACCTTGTCTATTCCCCACTTACCGTTAATAAAAGAACCATATTTATTTGAATACCCACTTGGAGATTCTTTTCTAGACACAAGGTCCCAACCAACCCATCTAAGATCTTTAAAATTTTTAACAATTTTTTCTGCGTGCTCTAATTTATTAACTAACATAATTCTCCTTAGTATTGAAATATTCCAAGTTCAACATTTGCACTTTGTGCAGCCTTTGCCAGTGAAGATAACTGTTGTTTTGGCTTACTAAAAAATGCAAAATAATTCATATTAGGCATAAACTCTTTTATCCAATCGTCTACAGCCTTATATGTTTTAATTTTTTTACCACGACCCTTCATTCCTTTTTCTGACAAATTGCAGAATTCCATAGCAAAATTATGAATTTTGCTTTCTTTAGATCCAACAGAATAAACAACAAATTCGTTATCATCTTCAGGCATAGAAGAAAGCATAACTCCTATTGCACGCAAAAAAACGGAATAGTCATCAAACTCATTAGTCGCTTGAACTACTACCATCATTTTTTTCTGCACTCCTTAAATCGTCTAAGATAAGCATTAGCCTATCAATTTCTTCTTCTTGCATCTGCGTAGTGTCAACGGGAACAGCAAGATCCTGTTCTATATTCCCATCTTCTGAAACTACTGTTTGATAAAATATATTGTCTTGAACCCAATATGCAATATCTCCAACTACAATAACTTTTATTTTGTCTTGACTATATTTTTGTCTAGACTGCTGAGAAGGATGCGTACCTTTCTTTTTAGCAATCAGAGACTTAATAAAGTCTGTGTTGGTCGGTAAAAAATTTTGTATTAATTCATGAATTGTACTTTGCCTAAACTTAAACTGAGAAGGCTTTGCATTTTTTTCACGAAACAACATTATTGTTTTTTTACCTATATATATTATAGAGGCTAATAGCCATATTGTCAAGGCCAAAGCGGCATATTGATATATGTTATCCATAAAAACCTATCTAAATATATCGTTTAGTCGATGTGATTTATTATATTTTTTACCAAAATCTGCAAACAATGCTTTGTCTTTTTCTGCATTAACAATTTTTCGTGACCAAGAAAATCCTGCGTCTCCACCCCATGCTAGCCACATAATATAGCCATTAGATGGGTTGGCTTGATTGGCCCAATCTTTACCTTTTTTATCTACTTCATGACGAGAAAAATAAGAATACATTCTTTTAACAGTACTGAGAGAGATTGTTTCTCCTCTTGCTAGTTGTCCTGCACGAGTCCAACCTACTGATGTGCCAGCACCCTTTGCCTTACCCTGTTCTTTAAATTTAATTGCTTTACGTGCTGCTGCTCTTGCACCTGCTGGAGGAGAATATCCTTCTGCTTTTGAAATATCATCTGTTTCATATACAACAGTGTCATCATCTTCCCAAAGATCATCTGCTTTTGCAGCAGGAACACAGTTAGGAACCATTTTTCCATTTGTCCCTGGCTTCATTCCACGTTGTACATATCCATCCCAACATGGCGCTTGCTTATTTAAATCTGGACAACAATCACTTTTCATTTCATTTGCTTGACAAACTGGACAATTTTCACAGTTTACATTTAGTTCCTTGCATGTTTCGCATCCACAACCGTCATAGGATTTATCTTGATATGTATCTGTTGGCATCATTGAATTTTCTGAGTTGCTACTCATTGAGTGATTATTTATATCTGCTTTTTCAGCATCTTTATACATCATTCCAATGCTATACGCTGTTGGTTTCCACGTACCGTTCTCTTCTTTATAAATTCTAACAGCCATTGCTGGATTTTCTGGGGGCATAGATTCAATTGCGTATTCTGTTCCAGGAGTTCCGTATGTCCCACCTTCATTCATAATGTGCTCTATTACACCATGAACAACTCCTTCAGATGTTGAGCCCATAACAAAATCGCCTTCTTTAAGGTTTGTCATGATTACAGTATATCACTCATTTAAAGTTGAGGTTTATAAAAATCAGAAAGATACTCATTTTTCCATTCTTTAAAGACATTTTTTTGGATAGAGTCTCTTTCTGTTGGCCCAATGGGGTCCACTTCTGTAAAATTGCTCCAGTGGTTGCTACTAACAGCGTTAAAATTAATCATAGAAACATACTCGTTTGGGCTAAACCTCGTTGGCTTTCTCCAGTGAGCGTCTTTTTCTCCTTCAAAAATAACAGCATCATTATCATTTAAGCCAATAGAGTTTCCGTTAACAACAACATCCCATTTTTTATTTGTCTCAAATTGATAATCAAATACAATTTCACAGTTTCCGTCGTCGACGTGTGGTTTTAACTTTGGATTGCCATACTCTAATTTGTATCTATTAAATCCAACATCTTTAACTTTATAATTTTTACCATAACTATTTTTAATAATTTCTTCCACTTTGTCAATTATTTCTGACTTTAAATGTGGCAATGGCATGGTAATTCTTCCAGTGTCTGGACGAAGAGTATAAAGTTTTAGGCTTTCTTTTTCTTTAATGATATCCTTTAAATAATCAATTTCTATTTTTGAAAAAATGTTTTCGATAAATTTATGCATGCTATTATATCCCTTAATTAGGATCCATAGCCTTTATGATGCTCATTAAGATGGGTATCCTGTCATAAGGCAAATCGCTAATGGCTTTTAAGTCAAAACATTTGGAAGATAAAGCAATTATTGGATTTTTGCTTGTAATGTCGTCTATTTCTAGAAAGCCACGTTCCCAAAAATACATTGTGTCTGCATATATTGCACCTAGATGTGCGTCATATAAGTCCTTATTTACTAATTCCATCTTATCTGTCACCTTATACAAGAATTCACCAGTCGTTGGATCTATTCCGTCAACCTCAATGGCACCCGCCAAAATTAAATCGTCAACCATCCGATCTATATTGTCATCTTTGCTCACGGAGTTGACTCTTTTGTTTTATTATTTAATATTTTTGCCAAGTTTATTCCAAACTCTTTCATGTAAAAAGAATCCTATCATTTCACATGTAGTGTAAATGATTGCAAAAGCCCCAGCATACTCCCAATGGGCTTCCCCAGTAATTATTTTTTCAAAAAAATACACCATCGTGCCAACAAATAGGATGTGTACTACTGGCCAAGTAATTGATTTATACATACTTCTTTTTTTGCTTTCCATTTTTCTCCCTATGGTTTTTCTAGAATGTCACGATTGTCAACTATGCTTTTCATAAATTTCATTAAGTTGTCATATCCAACAGCATTGTCTACAATTTTATTATAATGGTGCGAACAAAACAATAGTTCTCCTACGCCACCCTCTACCAAGACGTAGGCTCTTGCTGAGCATCTATCGCAACGGTCAAGAGCAGTTAGTGTACGAGATTTTTCTTGTGTAATCATATATTAAT